GTGCCCGACGTGAGCGACAGCCGGTTCGCCTGGATCAGTTCGTCCTGCGACCACGTCAGCCCGTCCTGAATGTTGGCCGTGGTGAGCGTGACCGGGCCGGCGAGACTGCCTGGCTCAACGAGCGCGCACTGCTTGTCGCCGTTGATGCGGAACGGGTAGCCGGTCTGCTCCTGCATCTGCAGGAACACCGACAGCAACGTCTCGCCCTTCACGAACAGTTCCGGCAGGACCGGGCCACCGGTCAGGCTGCTCGAGATGTTCGTGACGCCCTTTGCGTCGAGGTACGTGGTGACAAGTTCGTCGAACAGTTCAAACGCGCCGGTCGGCGGCCAGTAGCGGTCCTCGATGATGATCTGCTCGGCGAGGAACAACCAGTCCCGGACCGTGATCACCGTGACCGTCCCGACGTTGCCGCCGAGTCGTTCGTCCTGCACGCGCACGATCGGCCCGCCGCCGAGTAGATCGGCGTTATGCAGCAAGCGCACGGTATCGCCGACCACGGGACGGTACGCGCTGGCCGTGTTGTCGGACTTGACGAGCACGCGCAGCCGGATCGATTCGGTGCTGCCGACCTTCTCGACGTCGAGACTGCCGTCCTTCAACAGCGACGTCTTATCGACGCCGTTGATCGTGAGGGTCAGCGCCACGTTACGCGGCCCCCATCAGGCGACGCACGCCCGGCGTGTTCCGCGTGTTCGCGCGTGCCAGCACTTCGCCGTCGAGTTCAATGATCGTGACGACCGCCCCGTCACGCACACTGGATGCGCGCAACGAGTTGAGGTCGATGCCCTGCGCCTCGACGGCGGGCACGGGCGTCTTGCCGCCAGGCATCGGGACGACACCAGGCGGCAACACCCGGCCGGGATCGCCGCGGTTCGGATCTTCGGGGAACGTGATACTGCCCGGCACCTCTGGCGCGGGTGGGGCGTTCGGCGTCGGCCATTCGATGCCGTTGACCTGCGCCATCAACTGGAGGAACTGATCCATCCGGTCGATTAGTTTGTCCAGCGCCTCGATCATGCGGTCGGTCGCCGGCCGGAACTGGTCGCCGATCAGCCCTTCCTGCTGTGCGAAGTCCAGCAGGCTCCGCGTCGCGTCGTCGACCTCAAGGCCGAAGTCTTCGACCAACTGCCAGATGTTCTGCAGTGGCCCCTGCAGGAGCAGCACCGCATCCCGGCCGCCCTTCCCGTCACGCTCCAGCGCAAAGAACGCGTCCGACACGGCCTTGGATAGCCCGCCGAACATGTCCTGATTGATCATCCCGGTATTGGTCAGCGCGGCCAGCGCCTGGCCCGCGCCGAGCGCTCCGTCGATAATGTTGCCGAGCGGCCCGCGCAACGTGTCGAGCATCCTCTTCAGGTTGTCGAACTGCTCGGTGCTCCCGAGTCCCGCCTCGACCGCCCGCTGCTGGAACGCATCCATCGCCGGGGCCAGGGCTTCCAGCACCTGCTTGACCGACATGCCCTGCTGACGCATCAGCCCGAACGCCGACCCGAGCGCGACCCCGATACTGCCGACACTCTCCGGGGACAGTTGCCCGTTCTGCAGCACCGACGTCAGCCCTTGGACCAACTGGCTGGACTGGTCCTGTAGGAACTGCTGACGCATCTCGTCGCCGGGGCCGCCCGACCGCAGATTCCGCAGCCGCGCCATGTCGGCGATTGAGAGGATGCCCTGCGCCTTCGACGCGGCGGTCAGGCTCTTGGAGAGCTTGTCGACTTCGATGCGCTCGGACGCCAGCGCCGAATTGAGCTCGGTCAGTGCGAGCGCGAAGTCTTCTGGCTCGCCGAAGTAGCGTTCGAGAAACGTCTGCTGATTCAACCCGAGACGCCCGACGACATCGAGTAGGTTGTCGAGCCCGCCGAACTCCGCAGTGAGCTGCCCCGCCTGGACGTCCTTGGCGACGCGGCGAGCCGCAGCATTGGCCGCCGCGGCGAACATGCCGGCAAACCCGCCGACGAGGGCGCCGACACCCGCGCCGATCCAGCCAGCCGCCATCCCACCCGATAAAGCGCCGCCTGCCGCACCCGCCGCGAAGCCCGCGCCGCGATTCGTGAATAGGCTGCCGGCCTGCAGTCCCGTGCCGAGTCCAGCGATCCCGCCGCCGAGCGCCTTCCCGCCGTTGGTGAGTTCGCCGTCCTTGTTCGTCAATCCGCCGAGGATGCCGGACAGCGACCGTACCATCTCGAGGCCGGCATTGGCCGACGCGAACACACCGCCGATCGTCCGGCTCAGGCCGTCAAGGGAGCGACCGCCGACCTGTGCCAACTGCGCGAACGCCTGCGCCACGCCCTGGAGTTCAACGCGCCAGTCCTTCGTCGCCTTCGTGATCTCCGTGATCGGTGTCTTCGCGATGCCGGTCAGTGATCCGATCGGCCGCATCAACGACGAGAACGGATGGGTGGCGCCCTGCAATGGCGTGAGATGCTGGGCGTCGATGAACTGCTCCAGCTCCATCCGCGCGAGCTGCACGTTCCCTGCGTACTCTTCCCAGCCCACGCCGGAATCACGGATCGCCTGCATCGCGATTTTCTGGCCCGCGGTCAGGTCGATGTAGTCCTTCGTGATGGACGCCATGGCCCGACGCGTACTCGCCGCCGCCGTGGTCGACGCCGCGGCGATCCGCCGCATCGCGTCCTCTTGCGCCTTGGCGGCGTCAGCCGCGTGCCGCGCCTGCTCTTGGGCCTGCTTGGAGGTGCCGCCCTGTAGTTGAATGTCGGCCGTGCGCTTCGGCCCCGTCGAGGCACTGTCTGCCCCGAAGACGAACTGTCGGACCTGCGCGTACCGTTCGAGTGTGCGCGTCACGCCCTGCACGGCCAGATTGACCGCGCCCAAGGCCGGCGCCACGATCAACGCGAAGCCGTCGGCGATGTCCTTGGACACGGCCGGCACTTGCGCAAAACGCGCGATGAACTGCCCGATCGGCCCCAGCGCGGTCGTGAATGCTGGCCCGAGGCGTCCGACGTTCGTGGCGAGTTCGTCCAGCCGTCCGGCCACCGAGCCAACCGCACCCGACAGGATGGTGGACTCGTTGATCATGGCGCCGAATCCGGCCTGTGTATTCGTCAGGCTGTTGCCGACGCGGGCGATCTGTTCGCTGAGCGTGAGTTGCGATTCACCGAGCGTGTCGGACTTCGCGCGGGCGGCATCCATCGCCGCTGTCGCAAACGCGATCTTCTTTTCTTCGTCGGTCAGCGCCGCGACAGTCTTCCCCAGGCTAGCCGCGTACTTCTCATTCGCAGACGTCAGGTCGACCTTGATGCCGAGGTTGTCAAGAATCTGCGGGCTCTGCCTGGCCAGCGCGGTCGTGAGGTCGTCGACCGACTTCGCCGCATCCTGGCCCATCGCCTTCCCGAGCTTGACGGCGATGCTGGCGAGTTCGTTCGTCTTGATACCCATCTGCCCGAGGCCGAGCAGGCTCGCCTTGTTCGCCGCAGCGAGCAGGTCCACATCGGACACGAGCCCGCGCGTGGCCACGCGGAGTCCTTCGATCGCCACCGACGCCTGCGCAGGGCCGCCCTGCAGGTTCGTAAACGCCGTCCGTAACTGCGAGAGCTTGTTGCCCTCGACGACGGTGTCCACGATGGCGGATTTCAGCGCGGCGACCCCCTGCGTGATGAGCCCGAACGCGCCGATGCCGGCCCCGATGCCCAACCCCTGCTTGATCGCGTCACCGATCCCGCCGACCGAGGACGCGACGTTCGTACTTTCGACGTGGAGGGTCTTCAGTTCCGCCGACAGTGTCCGCAGGGATGCCGGCGCCTCCGTGCCCAGCGCCTTGTACTTCGCCAACGCCGCATCGATCGTCGTGGCGGCCTTGCGCTGTTCGTCGGCCGTCAGCTTGAACGCGCCACCGATGTCCCGAATGGCACGCGCCATCGTCTCGGCTTCCCGCTGGACCTTTGCGCCGCTGAACTCGTTGGCGAACCGCTTGAGGTCGTTACTAACCTGCGTCGTCGTCCGATCAAAGGCCGTCACCGCCGTCGTGGCCTGTGCCAACGACTGCCGGAACTGACTGATGTCTGCGGTGAATATGGCCTTGACAGTCGGCATGCGTTCGGTTAGTCCATGTCGTCCAGATCGGGCTTCGTTACGACGTACTCGTTGGCGAACCGCACGGCCGCCTCAAACACATGCACCGGGAGCGTCCACGTCTCCCGAAACGACCACCGCATCAGGCGGCAGACGGCGAAGCACTGCTCGAGACGGCGTCGGACAAAGGGTCGTCATACTTCGCCTTCTGCGCATCCGTATGCGTCTTCAGCGCATTCAGAAGTGCCATCAATCTCGGCGTCGGCATCGCTTCAAGCGACTCCTGGCAGATCGGCAACGCTGCGCCGCCCTGCTTCGCCGGATACGTCAACGACCAGTCCGTGATGTGCGCGGCCAGTCGCTTCGGCAGTGCCTTCTCGTCAGGGAGCGCCTTGCACACGATGTCGAGATCGGCCTGCTCGCCGTACGACACTTCGTCGCGAAACTCCACCCAATTTCCACGCGGCAAGTCGTACCGGGTACTGCCGTCCTCTGACGTCCAATCCGTGGCGATCTTTGTGTCGCTCATACGCTCCCAAACTCCTTGACCGATCGATTTAGGTCCACCTTGACGACCCCGTCATCGAGCGTGCCGCTGATGACCGGATAGATGCCCAACACCTTCGGGGACAGTTGCAACACGATGTGTGTCGGTGCTCCCATCCCTGCGACAAACCGGTTGACCGTGCCGACCGTGAACGACACTCGGATGTCTTGCTTCGTCCAGGTGGCGAGCGTCGCGATCCGTTTCTGGCCCAATCGCAGCTCGCCACCCGTCCCACTCAGGTCCAGCGCCATCCGTCCTCCAGCCCGGAGCGACGGCGGCCCCGGTGTTTACGTCGTGGTGCTACGCGTCACCGCACCGTCCGCACGCGCCGTCATCTGCCCGGTCACGATGTTGTCGTACGGGGCATCGAGCGTGTAGTCGACCCAGAACGTGCCGGTCCAGTTCGCGTTGGTGACCGTGTCGTTCGGGATAAACCGCAGCGTGACCGCGCTCGTGCCTTCCGCCGCCGTGAACACGCCGATTGCGCTGTCGTCGAACACGAACTCGCCGGTCACGCTGAAGTCCGGCTTGCCCGGCTTGTACGTCTTGTTCGCGTCCGACGCGCACGTGGCGTCGTACATGTCCTTCGTCGCGTTCAGGTTGAAGCGTCGGAAGCATCCGAGGCTCGTAAACGTCGTGCCGTTCGTGCTGATCTGGACGGCCAGATCGGCACCGCTCATACGTGCCATGTCGTCTCCAGTGACACGGCGCTTCGTGAGCGTCTGGTCCGTAAGGCTGCGCGCGGGTTACTCCACGAGCAGCGTGTACTCCCCGCCAAGCCGCACCCAGCGCCCGGCGATCTCTTCGTCGTGGCCGTCGATCTCGGCGGTCGCACGACAGCCCAAGACCGTGAATCCCGTCAGCGTCGGATACGCGCCATCCAGTAACGCCTGTATCCGCGCATCCGCCGTGCGACCGGCCGCCACAGATGCGGCCGGGGCGACCGCCACGACTTCGTACGTCGCCCGCGTGATGCCGCAGCCCTCGTCGTTGCTGCCGGACTGCTCGATCGTCACGAACGGCTGCGTCTGCCCATCCGGCGCCGGGTACACCCACACGCCACCGGGACACGCGGTCGTCAGCGCCGTATCGCCGGCCAGGTACGCCTGCAGTTGCGCAGTCAGGCTGCTACTCACTTCACCGCCCCGAGGACTTGCATCAGCACGCGCTCGAGTTCACCGTTCATCCGTCGGCGCCGATCACTGGCGACACGCGCGACGACCTTGCTGGCCGGTGAGATGCCGCGGTTCGCGCCCTTCTTCGTCTGCCGGCGCTTCGTGCCTTCTTCGTTGATGAACGCGTGCGGCGCCCCGCTGATCACCGCGTAGCGCGTCACGTCCTGCTTCTTCACCCGCACACCCCGGCGCAGGTTGCCCGTCGGCCCCTTCGCCAGCGCCGTCCGCAATTCGTTGGCCGTCTCGAACGCCGTCTCGCGCACCACCAGGGCCGCTTTGTCCTCGAGACCGTCTGGCATCTGCGCCATCGACTTCACGAGGTCGGTCAGGCCGGACAGTGTCAGGC